TGCCGGAACTGCCGTAAGGCATTCCTGTACCAACCCGAATGGACATCTGTCCACAGCCCAACCTCAGGAGGTTGGGACCCAACGGCGTTTAATTACAACTGCGCCGTACAGTGCAGAACGCTCTAAATGAAGAGCATCCCTCGGAGAGTCAAGGTTTTTCAGGCCTTGCAAACTGAGGAAACTTTTCTGAAGAGCACCATACCCCCCCAATTTATCAGTACGATAAACTGGTTGAGGGATCCATGCCTTTACTTCTAGGCGTTGGAACTTTTGATTGAACCGACGTTTTTGATGTCGATTACAATCATATCCAAACAAAGAGGTACGGCCAAGAGCCTGACTGGTATCAGATACAAAGGGCAAAGGCCCAAGTATCCTTTCAATGATGGAAAACATCAATTGAGATGTGTGCCAATAATTCTTTCGAGTGAAAGAATTAGCAACACTACACCACGATATCAATTCAGACGCTTGCTGCCTGTTCTTAGGACGCTGCATCGTCAAGTATACAGGTGTTACCTGTACACCACGATAAGCATCAACACCACAAGATTCGCGAAAGTTTCCTTTGACGAAAGTCTTGTGGATGTTTACCTTGCAATTGTACTTTTGCAGGTAATCAAGAACAGCGATCGCATATGTAGCGGGGACAACTATGTCGTCTCCGTATACATGAACGTCACGGCTAACATTAAAAACGTTAGCCTGCGTTACAGGAAGGTTGCGAATTTTCAGAAGAGACGCTACACAAATAGTGTAGAAGTACATCGCCTCTACTGGAAAACACAGAGCGCTACCCATAGATGCAAATTTGTTCAGAGGTCCGATAATCGTACCATCTGGCATCTCTGCATGTGTCGATCTACATGCGTCAATCGAATCCTGTAAATCTGGGTTCGAGCGAAACATCTCTAAAGCAAGATCGCGCGGAACGCGGTCACTCGCATCAGAGAGATCAATCGTTGCTAATTGACCAGAAATCGACGAACTCATTGCTAAACTTTGGTTGATAGATTGATCAGTGAAATTCACATGACCAGTTGTCAACCAATATGATTCAATGCGATCCGTGAGGAACGCTTGAATCCCATGTTGTGCATATTGCATACAACAGGGTTCAATTGCAATGATTCTGGGAGATTTCAAAGTTTTCGGAACTGTAACAACTCTAACAGGTTGCTCACAGTCCGCCGGAACAAGAGTGACTGAATCGAACTCACTATGATCGTGAATGGATACAGGGTACCCATAATCGAGAATAGGGAAGTATGGTTCGAGTCTCTCGTGCCAGATGCGCCAATTATATTTCCGATTACCGGAAATTCTATCAGCGGTCGCACCGGGTCCGTGACTTGGAACAGATGTGCTAGGTTGAAAATCAACCAGCATATTATCCCAAAGCACTGCAGACACTGCAGAAAATTCTGCATGGTCAGCTTCGGTGACATTAAAACTTTTGAAATCGCGTTCAATATCGATGAACCGTGTAAGTGCGGCTGCAACCCGACTAGGGGTGCAGTCGATCCTGACCTTTTTGAAAGCGAGGCTAATTTGCCTAACGCTAGCAATAAGAGTGGGGAAATCTTGCGCGGAAAATTCATTTTCATCGTTAATCCTTCCTGTCTCACGGTCAAAGATAAGACTGAGCATACCTTGTAAAAATACAGGGATTGCTCCATGCTTTCGAAACATTCGAAAGGATGTTGGGTCTATATACCCATCTGATAGGCTTCTTTCGAAGTCCTTACAGAAATTGGGTAGGGTTATCGTTAAAAACGATAATCCTTCTTCTTTGACCCGTGATCTAATAGTCATTAGGTCACGTAAATCAGAGACATCAGCGATGCAATCAGCACAGGCATCTATATAGATACTCTGTGCCAAATCCAAGTAGTCACTTAGCGATCCTCTCGGATCGTTAACGTTGCTTTTCAAGCTGCCTCCTTACTAGGTGGTCGGCTTCAAGCCACGCGTGCCTGCTTATGTTCTGATATAATCAGAACCAAACCGATTTACGGGACATTGGAGGATCAAAAGGTATTCATATTACTATGAACACCTTTGACCACTGTCTAGAGTGATACATGACTAATACGCTGTAGTTCGGATTACTACTACAGTTAAAACCTTTCTTAAGGGTTGTTTTCGTCAGTTTAGGCAATAGCCTAAATACTCTTGACAGATATTCACCAGCTGCGATGGACGAGGGAAATCTGAATCAATTATGATTCAGGAGAACCAAGGCCAGAACAGCTAACAACCAAATGAAAAACCCAACGGACGCGAATTTAAGATTCTTGTCCATAAAGTTTTCCACTGGCTGTTGTGTCTAGCCAGGTCTTAAGACCGGCTATCAACTGATCTACCTGAGTTGATGAAAAACCCACTTCTGGGCGATCAACAACGAAGTAGAACGAGAGAGTTTCGTAGTCATTTTCCGCAGTAAGCGGATCTGCTACAATAGCTCTCTGGTCAATGCGCCCCATGCTTCTAATTCTCTTGTTTGAAAGTTGATGCGAAAGCGTCAACTTGAACGAGAGATCGGATTTTTGATAGATAGCAGAAGTGCCATCTACTTTAACCCGAGGCATGACTTGCGCGACCGCGTTGACTGTGACGGTTTGTGGATCAGCAAACATAAGTGGTTGACTCCAAGAATTAAAATGGGGTTTACCTCTCCTAGTACATGGGTTCCCAAGTCCATGCACAGGTGATAGAGAGGTCGATTTCGAAATTAACCGCGGGTTCGGCCAAGGCCGAGTGCTGCTAAAATCGACCATTGCATCCCAGTCAATTGATTGGGAAGCAGTCCAAATCCGTATGGATTAGCTGCTACATCGCGTTGCTTAGTCGCATAAGAATAGCGATAAGTAAAAACGCGAGGCCCACCATCCTTGAAATTCACCATTTGATATAAGGTGAACTTCTGGATTCTGTGGTGCATCAAGCAGAGATCTTTGGACACGACGCCATCTTCTCCGGCTGCTGTGACATTGTCAACGACATTGCCTACAGAACCGAACCAGTCGGCTAACCATGTCCAAGGCGTTGCTTTCCATATTACAGAGGGATTGACTCTCACGCCAGCCAGAATCATATTCTGGTGGACACGATTCCAAGCGGAATCGTGACCTGCTAATGAGACATCAAACGCTGGATGATAGAACTTAAACCACCCGGTACACCATACACGAGTAAAAGTACTCGAGGATAGTATCCAGTGGTAGCGTTCACCATTCGAGACATTGCAGAATATATCCCCTGGAGTGGGCTGAACCAGACACTGGTTAGTCCCTTCCTGGATTATTTCTTCAGGAGTCTCCTGTATTAGAAGCGTCTTTTTCCTATGTTCCCACTGATTATTTCGCTTTTCTAAATCAGCGATATAATCTTTAGAGTTCTGAAGGACATCATTAAAGTCGTTCAGATCTTTGAGAAAAGGAATCCAGCCAAACTGGACGTTGAGAAACTCATCCGCTCGCTTTTTAGGCGACATACGGATGTAGCCGGTCAGACCCCTTCTAAAGGCGCCTGACGGAATGTTGGAATTACCACCCATGCCTTTCCATATTTCATGAAAGGAACGAGCAGTAGATTTCATCATTCTTGGAAAGTCCCTAGCTTCCGCTAGAGCTACTCCAAGGTTAGCTTTCTCAAGCCTGGGCTTAAATTTGTTGAAGACCAGAAGACGCCATGCATCTAAACTAGGTAAAATGGAATCGACGGTAAAGGTAGGCCATATTGGCATACCAAAACCACCAACATACTTTCTAAAGCCTAAGACGTCAGTCTCAGTCTGAGAAGTGTATGATCCATAACCTTGTAGGGCAGGAACGCCCATATCGCGAACGTCAGAAACACTCGTAAACGGACCACCCTCGTGATACGGTGGACCAGGATGGACATAGTCCGTCGTGGTCTTAGACCGAACATAAGGCTGGTTATACAAAGCAGAAGTCGGCGTACTTGGGGATTTAATCCAAGGGCCGAACTGCTTCGAGGACTTATAAAACTGTCCCATTTTGAAGCTAGTCCCTGAAGTGGGCCTAGGCTCAATCTGTGTACGAGTACGTTTGCCATATTTAGACGGCATAAACAAAACCTCCATGCGGTACAAATGGAAGAAGGAACTTCCTTCTCCACTAAATTTGGGAACAATCATCGCTGATTGCTCAAGAGGCCCC